AGTACCGTGGAACACTAGATCAGGAATCTCTTTTGCAAAAGCTTCAAGTTCTACTGCTTCCACAGCAGCTTCTAAAAGTGCTGACATATAATTCACCTTGACAAAATAGAAGTACGCCTAGTAAATTCTGAGCATTTACTTACGTCGTTGCTGAGTCATCTATTCTGCAAGCCAACATATTTTGCCCAATTTGTAATCGACGCTTTTTAATATGGTTGACGATCCATGATTACATTCAAACAATCTATGCTTCTTACGCCTTCGTTTATACTTAGCTGTGTTATAAAGTGTCCCATCACTAGGGCGCAGTATAAACGAAGCTTGAGACTAAAATGCGTCTCCGTATTCGCAATTCGCAAATCATGAATACGGAGGCGCACGTTATACACCTCCTTATTGCCTTAGGTATTCTGCGAACAATAAAGAATATCCTTTGCCTTAATTGTAAAAGTATCCCCAGAAGTAAGTTTAACTGTTACCGTAGCAGTTGCTCCGCTACCCGTAATCACAGTGATTTCTCCGCTAAGGGTTACCTTATCTCCAACTAGGGCATCCTTTCCAGACGCTAAAGATGCTTTTGCCATATTTTCTCCTTATAATCTAAACTATTTACGCCATGTTACGAACTTGCCACTGCCTTTCAAATAAGCTTTACCAGCGGCATATAGATACTGTTTAGGATCCTTGTCCCAATCAATGCTGTCCCAGTCTGGCTTCTTCATTACATAGATCGGTTTGCCTTCTGCAGTCGCTTTTTGCTCAACTTGGATCTGTACGGTCTTCTTCTCTTCTTTGGCCGCAATTCTTCCAGCAGCGGAGCCGCCCTTAGCGTACCCTGGGTATCTACTTTGTACTGTCTGCCGTACTACCTCAGCAGCGATGGTATCAATTTTTCCCTTATGGTAATCGAGGATCTTTTGACGATCCGGGTCTTTAGCCCCCCACAAAGCCTTCATCTGTTTCTGATAAATTGCGTCTGCTTCCAGGGTAGCATACAAACGAGACTGAATGCCCTTAGCAAGATCAACCAGTGTTTCTCTAGGAAATCCTTTGAAAAATGGCATCTTTAGATAATTCTTTAAATGAGAACCTAACTTTTCATTGTCATGTTTAAGGCTCTCTGCTCCAACACTCTTCTGAAATTCCTTGGATTGATTAGTCTTAAACTTTTCCTGTTCTTCGTTAAATCTCTTTCTTTCTTCGTCAAGTTTTAGACGCTCAGGATCAACCCTCTTACTCTTGGCCGTTTCGGAGGTCTGCTTAAGGCCTTTATACCAGTCAGACATGCCCGCAACAATCTTCTTAGCCTCTGCTACTGCGGCAGCGATTTGTTCCGGTTTAGCATCCTGAGGAAGTTCAAGCACCTTAGCAACAGCGGCAATTGCCCCAGGAAGATTAACTTCTTCAATGCCCGCTAAAAAATGTGGGGCAAAAGCGGAATAGTATCCTTCCTTATCGTATTTCTGTAAATTTTCAAAGAATGCTGGAGCAAGCTTACCAAGAGAATCTAATTTACCCTCGCCTTTTAAATCCTCAATAACATCGTCCCACAAACTGGGATCCCCACTGTAAAGCTTTTGATCACTGGCTTCTACAGATTTAACCATACTACTCAGCTTGTCATAGCCGTCTTGACCGCCTACGAGATCAATGAATTCCTTAGCCGCACGCATTTCTGCAACTGTAGGAAACACTTTAGTAGCAGCTTGATAACGCTCGTAAGAATTATGAAGCTCTTTGACGATTGCTGCATTCTTAGCGTCTGAATCACGCCAAGATTTAAGAGCCTTCCTAACGCTGTCGGGATTAGCTTCCGTAGGGGTTACCTTCTGCTCCTGTCCTTCAACTTTTTGTTCTTGTCCTTCAACCTTAATTTCCTGGCCTTCTACTTTTGTCTCTTGGCCTTCAACTTTAGTTTCCTGTCCTTCTATCTTAGTTTCTTGTCCTTCCACTGGTTGAACTTCTGAACCAATAGAATCCAAATCAAAAGTTTCTGAGTCTGCACCCGATACCGGAGTTTCAATACCGGCAAAATCGAGAATTCCTGCGTCTGACATTTATCGTCTCCTTGAGTCTATTTTCTGAGTCATTAAGGGGATCCATTAAGATCCCCTTAGATTATTGTTGGTTCTTCAGGGCCTCAGGAATTGCTTTGGAGGCCACTTTCTCCTGAAGCTTAGCCTTATCAAACTGTGCAAAGTCTTCATTCGATACTTTTATACCCTGTTTCTGTAAAATCTGCACTGCTACATTAGGCGGAAGCTTATCTAATTGCGCTGAAATACTCTCTGAAGGTGGCTTCTCTGGAGGAGCATTTTTGGCCGCTATTTGTTGAGCCATGGCCACATGCTCTTTCCAATGTAAGTACACATTCATAAAACCAGCACGCTGTTGAGGTGTACCGTTTTTAAACTTTTGACCTTCCGCAGAGTTCATCCAGTCAAAGCAGATTTGAGCCTCTACTGCGTGTAATTCTGATTCATCTTGTGGTACAGGAACTGTAGAAACTTTAGGCTGCACAGTCTTTAATTGCTGAACCTGTGTAGTAAGCTGTTCTACAACTTGCTGCGCCTCTGGAGGAACCGGAATTCCACTTTCTTTGCTCTTCTGTATTCCTTCTACTGCATCCTGTAGTGCTTTTTCCATAGTTAAGAGCTTTGGATTATCTACAGGTTTACTACGTAAAAGAACTTCAAATTCTGCTTTTTGCTTTGTTACTGATCCCGCTCCTGGAACTTTAAATTGCTTCATTCTAATTCCATCGGCAAGTATAGGAAGATTAGATGTGGAGAACAACCATTGAGCCATTTGTGGATTTTGGGTACTTACATTTACAAGCTCCATTAATCTATTCTGTCTCTGTTCCCATGATTCTGGGAAGGATGGATTATTCTCTGGAAAACACAAAACACTTCCTGCAACTAAATTAGACGTATTAACTATAACACGTCCATAGTTGGGAATGTTTTCTGCTATATTCTTTCCTTCTCTGCATTCCTTAGCACATTTTACAGCTTGGAGAGCGGACTCAGCAAACATATCCTCTATGTAACTCCAAGGACATCCCATTCTCTGTAGGGCCTGATCTCTTTGTATTTCTATTCCTCCTACTGTATCTGTATTTGTTGCGGCACCGAACAGAGAAGGCAAAGCTCCTGATATCTCTTCCGATAAACTTGTAATAAACCATTTACAAAAATCTGGAAGAACTGTTTGCGGTTGAGGAGTAGGTTCTACCATTATATATTGCTCTGGAGTGGTTAATCCAGGTTGAGGTAAAAACGGACCAGAACTTCCCGGAGTATTTGGCTGCTTAGCTATAGCTTCAAGATCAAACACGTCAGAGTTGTACCACTTCTTGGGAACGGTTCTCTTAAAGAAGTCGTCCATCAAATCAACCCAATCGTTAATTCTTTTTTGTACAGCAATTAAAGCCATACCTAAGGCTCTTCTGTTTTGTCCTTTGCCTGCCATCGAGTGCCCCAGCACTAAATGTTCATCCATGTTTTCATTTCTAGCAAAAGCAAAACAGCGACCTACTGTAGCAAGCAAACATCCATTAGGAAATTCCTCTAAAAGCTCTGCTCTAATGTCGTCTGATATAGATTCATCCATGAAGAATGACGGTCTAAACCAAGTATATCCAACTGTACAATGACGAGCTAAAGAATCCCCTGTTACAAATGCGCCTAAAACTGCTTGTCTTACGTTTTCTCTAGCGATTCTATCAAGCTGAGTTTCAGCCTCTCTAGAACCACCAGCATCTACGTGTATCTTATCTGCAACCCATGGAAAAGTAGCTCTAGCTACTGCGACATCTATTTCTGAACGAAGTTGAACCCACGGCATATCGGACAAGTATTCGAAACACATAGGAACTTTATGATCTAATTTGCCATGTGCAGTGGTTATCTCTTTTCCAAGAGGTTTCTTTCCTGAACCTGCTTGTCTTACGGTATCTGCAGTTACAGTGTTTGGCTTGTTTGCCTCTTCTGCTAGATTTTCTTCTCCACTAACTGGAGGAGATTCCAAGCCTTCCTTATCATCTATCTGACCTTCTTGACCTGTATCGTCAGACAGTATACTTTCTAAATACTCATCTGAAAGTACATCTTCTTCAAATCCATATTTTTGTCCATTTATTTCATATCTAGTCCAAAGAAGACAACGATCTTCATTCCAAAAAATTCTAGCAATGTCCACTAACAAAGCGTGCATGTTAATGTTTCTTTGCCAGATTAGCTTAAATTTTTCTGCCTCTTCTGCTGCCAAAATGTCTGGGGCATACTCTGGATTTGAAGGGAAAAACTCCTGTTTAGGGTCTTCTCTAGAAAGAGCGGAAACAATTATGTCTCCTTTAGGACCATAAACATTAGTTTCATATATACCGCTTCCCCCACCTTCGTGACCCTTCCTATTCCTAGAATCAAAATCAGTGATACTTCCTGGAAGCTGCCAGCCACCGTATTTTCCTCTAAGTAAGTGTTGGTATCCACGATCAAAATGTATAGCTTCCCAACACTGCTCGATCTCTAAACGACGAGCCGCAACATCGCTTTTAGAAGCTATTTCATCCAGATGCATCAATGTGTTCTTTGCACCTTCACTTAAATCTGCAAAAGGTTCTGGACTATAAGGAAAAGGAGCATATACACCAATTGGACTGTCGTTTGGGTTTTCTGATCCAGTCTCCAAAGGAGCAGGAGTAGTTGGCTGAGCAGGTTGTTTAACTCTTATGTCTTCCATTTCCTATATCTCCTTAGTTCACGTTACGGGCGTAGTTTGCTTGCTTTCTCGTATCTGGATCGTATTTTCCTTCAGGTGCTGCTAGTACTTTATGAGCATACTGCAGAGGACTATCGTAGCCTGCACGGTGGGCCTTCTCGGTGAATACGCCTTCTGTACCACGCTCCTTAATACTTTTCGCGGCCTTTTGTGCCCATTTCTTTTTAGATCCTAATCCCCGCGCCATATTATGCTAGCCTTTCTTCCTGAGAATATCCAGCTTTCTTCTTCATCTTTGGTACAAACGAAAATTTCTTAGGCTTCTTCTGATCTTGGTTCTCTTGAGGTTCCTCGGTAAAAGAAGAGAAATCGTTATTTACCTTTTTTGGCATAGCTATACAAATACCTTTCTTTAAAATCTCTTACTACGGTTATCCTCACCGTTTGCAATCCTTTTTGGTATTCTCTCTTTTGTTCTTTTGTCCACATACATTCATTCCCCTGTTAAAAGAATCGGGACAGTGTTAACAGCACTGTCCCTCCTACAATTCATGACGTTGTAGGCTATAAAGACGCTTACTTTTTAGATTTAGAACGATATGAAAACTTTTTCTTCTTTTCCGGCAAAGACTTTATACTAGGAGTCTCATCTGCCCACCTCTTAGCTGTGCCTTTAGAGACATCTCCGCGTTCCTCTGCCGCAAACATGAATCTCTGTTGCGCCTTTGACTTAAACGGCATAGTTTCTCCTACACAAGCGGCGGCTGCAAATACTCATCCGTAGTGTCGCCTGTACCATGACTTTGAGCAAGCTGTTGGTCTTCCGCTTCTCCAGTTTTCTTTAAGCTGATGTTGGCAAGTTTTCCGCCCTCTTCGTGACTCTTTTCTGGGCTATCAAACTCTGCTCTGTACTG